TCTTATGTCTGACTACAGTTATGACGAAGACATGGATGATGAGTCTACCATCAAGAAAGTAAAGATTGCAAAAAAGAAAATTGTTGCGGAAGCAAAGAAATTCTTCAATGACCAAAAGGAGAAATACAAGGTGCCACTTGAGTCAAGATCGGCATCCATCTCTGATCAGGAGAAAGAAGAGTTCAATGCTTACAAACAATATATACAGCAAGCGAAAACGCTCGAAGAAGAGTCGAATCGTAAGCGTCAATGGTTTGACCAAAAGACGAATGAAGTTTTTAGCAATGAGTTCAAAGGTTTTGAGTTCGATGTTAATGACAGAAAAATTACATTCTCTCCGGGAGATGCGGCTGAGTTGAAGAGAAACCAATCAACTCCACAGAATTTCATTCAGAAGTTCTTGGACGAGAATGGAATGATCAAAGACGCAGTTGGATACCACAAGGCTCTATCAATTGCTATGAATCCGGACAAGTTCGCCAAGTTCTTTTATGAACAAGGGTTGGCTTCAGCTACTGATGATGTTGCACGTAAAATTAAAAACGTCAACATGTCTGAGCGAAGAGCTCCTGAGGTGACAAGGACAGATTCTTTTCAGGTTAAAGCAGTGAATCCTGACTCCGGAAGGGGATTAAAAATTCGCAGCGCAAAAAGAATGTAAAAACTAAAAACTAAAAAACATGGCTATTTTATCAAGCCCAACATTTGCTCTTCAGCCCGCTGCTGAGCGCGTAGCTTTGGAGACAAACTACATCACCAACTTTGACTTCTTGAATCAGTATCTTCCTGATACTTACGAGAAGGAATTCGAGCGTTACGGTAACCGTACAGTATCATCATTCTTGAGAATGGTAGGTGCTGAGATGCCTTCTACCTCTGACCAAATCAAATGGGCAGAACAAGGTCGTTTGCATATCAAGTACAAAGCTTGTACTACTGCCGCAGCCGCTAATGCTAATACAGCAACTTTCACAATCACTGATTCAGGTGTTGCTACATCTGCTATCCGTATTGGTCAGACTGTTTACATTCAGCAAAACACAACAGGTGGAAGTAACAAGGCAGTTGTAACAGGTGTTTCAGGCCTTACTTTCACTGTAGCTTACTATGAGGTAGGTGGTCAAACATCTGCAGGTTCAGGAGCTACATTTACTGTATTCATTTACGGTTCTGAGTTCAAGAAAGGAACCAACGGAATGCAAGGTTCTTTGGAAGCTGAAGATTCAATCTTCTCTAACAGCCCAATTATCCTTAAGGATAAGTATGCTGTTAACGGTTCTGACATGGCTCAGATCGGTTGGGTTGAAGTAACTACAGAGAACGGTGCTACCGGTTATTTGTGGTACTTGAAGTCTGAGCACGAGACTCGCCTTCGTTTTGAAGACTACATTGAGACTTCAATGATCGAGGCTGTTCCAATGGCAAACACAACCAACGCTTCTTCTACAGGATTGAAAGGTTCTGAAGGGGTATTCTACGTTGTTGGAAACCGTGGTAACGTATGGGGCGGTGGTAATCCAACTACATTGGCAGAATGGGACACTATCGTTGGCCGTTTGGACAAGCAAGGCGCTATCGAAGAGAACGTAATCTTCGTTAACCGTGACTTCAGTTTCGCTATCGATAACATGTTGGCAACCTTGAACGGTTACAGCGCTTCAGGTGCTGCTAATGCCGCTTCTTTCGGATTGTTTGATAATGATGTTGAGATGGCATTGAACTTAGGTTTCAGCGGCTTCCGTCGTGGTTATGACTTCTACAAGTCTGATTGGAAGTATTTGAATGATCCCACAATGCGTGGTGATTTGAATACATCAGGCGCTGCTTCTTCAACCATCACAGGTATGTTGGTTCCTGCCGGATCAACCACTGTGTATGATCAAGTAATGGGTAAGAACGCTAAGCGTCCATTCTTGCACGTTCGTTACCGCGCTTCTGAAACAGAGAATCGTCGTTTCAAAACTTGGATCACAGGTTCTGCCGGAGGTGCTGCTACAAGCGATCTTGATGCAATGGAGGTTAACTTCTTGTCTGAGCGTTGCGTTTGTACATTAGGAGCTAATAACTTCTTCTTGTTCCGTTACGGTGCGTAATCATTAAAACTAAAAAGGAGGTGTCCACATGGGCACTTCCTTTTATTCTTTTAATTCTAAATCCAATAAAATCATGTCAAAAGAAAAAATCCTTAAGGACAAAACTTACCGTTTGCTAAACGGATCTCCGCTAACTTATCTGTTAGCATCTCGCAACCACCCTCGATTCCCGTTGATGTGGTTTGACGAAAAGAAAAATCAAAACAGAATCTTACGATACGCTATCAATCAAAAGTCACCTTTTGAGGATGAGCAGGACAATAACCCAATCTTGGAGCCAATCGTATTTGAGGATGGCATGTTGCACGTTCCAAAAACCAATCCTGTATTGCAGGAGTTTTTGCACTACCACCCACAGAATGGAAGCGTATTCGCTGAGTTGGATAAAGAGAAAGAAGCTTATGAGGATGTAAACTACTTGAATCTTGAAGTAGATGCATTGATTGAAGCAAGAAGTCTTGAGATTAGTCAAATGGAAATGTTGACTCGTGTCATCTTCGGAAAGGATCCATCAACTATATCTACCGCTGAGATGAAGCGTGATTTGTTGGTGTTCGCAAGACAGGATCCTGAAACATTCATGGAGATTGTAAAAGATCCTGAGCTCAAGTTCCAAGCCAAAGTCAGAATGTTTTTTGACAGTGGATTGTTGGTTGTGAAAAACAACAAGGATATTTATTTCAACACCCCAACGTCAAAGAAGAAGATGTGTTCAATCGCGTTCGGAAGCGATGCGTTTGACATGGCCTTGGCCTACCTTCAAAGCGACGATGGAATCGATGCATTGAAAATGTTAGAGACTATCCTCTCCGAGGATTGATTTGATGATTGATTAAAAAGGTAGGGGCTTAATTAGCCCCTATTTTTTTTGACTATATTTGTAAAAAATAAGCCATGATCAATTCAGTAAGAAATACCGTATTGTCCGTTCTCAATAAAAACAATTACGGATATATTTCTCCATCTGATTTCAATCTATTTGCGCAACAAGCGCAGATGGAATTGTTTGAGGAGTATTTTAGTAATTTCAATAAGGCTACTAATTTTGAAAACTCAAGACAGTCAGGCACTGATTATGCTGATTTATCAAAGCCGATAGCTGAAGTTTTGGATGTGTTTATTGTGTCCAAGAATCTATACCCCAAGTCCAATACATTAGGTGCTGATACCAACAATTTCTACAACCCATCTATTGTAACAACAGGAGATGAAGCATACATGGTCAATAAGGTAATTTGCTACACGAATAAAAAAATCTCAGGATTAAATACTTCTGTCAACATAAATCAGCTTATTGATTCAGCGGTTAACTTCAACAACTTGGGTGTTGTTCCCGGGGACATTGTCGTTAATACAACAACAAATCAGTCAACGACTGTTGATGCCATATTGGCTTCATTTGCCTTAGGATTGGTAGATGATATATTTTTAAATCCTTCTGAAGGGTATTCCATATACTCATACGCAACTTATTCTGAGGCAGAAAGAATATCGAATGGGAAGATTTCGTCATTAAACATGTCGATGCTTACAGCTCCATCAATAATGTTTCCGGCCTATACTCAGTCTGATGGTATAATGACACTGTACCCAAACTCAATCAAAGGATACGGTGCTGTTAACGCGACATACTTTAGATATCCTAAAGCGCCTAAATGGACGTACATTTCACTTGCAAATGGAGAGCCTGTGTTTGACCAATCTCAGCCTGACTATCAAGACTTTGAGATGCCTCTTGAGGATGAGTACAAGTTAGCTATGAAGATTCTTCAGTACTGCGGTATATCAATCAGAGAGCAACAAGTTGTTCAATTTGCTATGGCGCAAGAACAACACGAACAACCTACATTTAGTCAACAACAATAACAATGGCTTATATCTCTCAGTACGAATATTACGAAAACAATGGAAGCAATCCCAAGGACGCAAATTGGGGGTCGTATCAATATGTAAGTTTGTTTGATATTGTCAACAACTTCATGTTAATCCACACGGGTAATCACTCTTTGGTAAATAACGAAGAGCGATACAAGGTCTTGTTTCACGCTAAGAGAGCGATACAGGAATTGAATTACGATGCATTCAAAGAGGTTAAGGTGTTGGAGCTTAGTGTAGCTGATTCCCTTCGATTTGTTTTGCCTTCAGACTTCGTGAATTGGGTGCGCATATCTATGCTTAAAGACGGGGTTCTTAGGCCATTAACCGAAAACATTCAGGTGATGTCGTCAAATGCCTACCTTCAAGATAATGCCGGCGATATACTATTTGATATCAACGGGAATATTCTTAAGCCTGAGACATCAACTCTTGATTACAATAGATTGAACAATCTTGAGAAGAGTCTGTACTTGAATAGAAACAGCATATACAACAATCATTGGGGATGGTGTGTAGATGGAGAGTGGTACTTCAACTACAGAGTCGGGGCCCGTTACGGATTGAATACCGAGACTGCTAATAAAAACCCAACCTTCAATATCGACAAGAAAGCCGGTGTCATTAACTTTGATTCGTTGATGATGGGTGAGCTTTGTGTCCTTGAGTACATCTCTGATGGAATGGAAGGCGGGGATAATTCACTTATAAGTGTAAACAAGCTTTTTGAGCAGTACATTTACGCTGCGATCAAGTATGAAATACTTAACTCTAAACTCGGTGTTCAGGAGTATGTTGTAGCAAGAGCGAGGAAAGAGCGAATGGCATTGCTTAGAAATGCTAAGATCAGAATGAGTAATATACATCCCGGCAGATTGCTTATGAATCTCCGTGGTATGGATAAGATGATTAAATAACATATTACAAGGAATTTTTCTGCGGGCAGAATGAACAAGACGTATGATGAACGTATTGTTCCTGATGGCGAGTACATTGATGCTATGAATATCCGCATGGGCTCTACGGAGAATGCAGAGATTGGTGTCATTGAGAATACCAAGGGTAATACCGCGCTTACAGATCTTATGTATCCTGTTACGGGAGACTATATAAGCACAGATGCTCTTTGCATTGGAGCGTATTCAGATAGCTCAACAGACACTATTTATTGGTTTATTCACGACTCAAGCTTTACGGTAGGAGAACCGGGGCTTCTTGACATGATTGTTTCTTTCAATGTGCTATCAAACATATTGACCTATCATGTCGTAAGTATTGATGACGGAACAGGGTTCGCAACCACTTTAAATTTCAATCCATCTAATCTGATTACAGGCGTGGATAAGATTGGAAACATGCTTTTCTTTACAGATAACTACAACCCTCCAAGGTTCATTGATGTAACAAAAAGCTATGCCCTACCGAATGCTTTTAATATTGACTATAATGGGGATTCCGATCTTTTGAAAGAGTCGTTGCTTGTGGTAAAAAGACCGCCTGCTCAATCTCCAACTGTTCAGTTGATTAATCAAGGAAATGAGAATAATTATCTTGACGAAAGATTTATTTCATTTGCTTATAGATATAAGTACGCTAATGGTGAGTACTCAGCCACATCTCAGTGGTCTGATATTGCATTCTCTCCAAACACTTTTGAGTTTAGTCCTGAGAGCTACATGAACGAAGGTATGACCAATCGATATAACGCTGCGGTTGTAACATGTGAAACAGGCGGATCTCTTGTCGTTGGTATTGATCTTCTTTTTAAACAGGCGAACAATAACATCATAAAGGTTATTGAAAAACTCGACAAAGATTTATTGGGTATACCTGATAACTCTTTCTATTCTTTTACATTTAACAACAGCAAAATATTCACCGTTCTTCCTGATAGTGAAATCTTGAGATTGTATGACAATGTGCCAAGATTTGCAAAGGCTCAGACAATTATGGGGAATCGATTGATGTACGGAAATTACATTGATGGATACAACTTGATTGATAAGTTCGGTAATCCTACG